AAGACAGTATTTACAACAAACTGCGAGAGAGGGGCTACAAGAGCCGTATTTGGTCTTCAGAGTATCCAGACGACACCGAGGCTATAAATAACTACGGAGGCGATCTAGCACCCCTTATAGCGGATAACATAACACCTGAGACTGTCGGTACTTCTACAGAACCCTTACGGTTCACTGATCTGGACCTGGAAGAAAGAAAGATGTCGTACGGTCGGACGGGGTACGCTCTACAGTTCATGCTTAATCCTAAGCTATCTGATGCTGACCGCTACCCATTAAAGATAAACGACTTGGTCATTATGGATGTGGATGTCGATGTAGCCCCAGAGAAGGTAGTGTGGTCATCCGATCCTGATAACTGTGATAGAGAGTTACCTAATGTAGGACTAGCTGGGGATAGGTACAGAAGACCTGCTAACACTGTTGGAGATATGATACCGTACAGCGGGTCTGTGCTATCTATTGACCCGTCTGGTCGTGGTAAAGATGAAACAGGGTACGCTGTAGTCAAGATGCTTAACGGTCAGTTGTTTGTTCCTGATGCTGGTGGTATAAGAGGTGGATACGACGAGAAGACCCTTAAACAGCTGGTAGCTATAGCAAAGGATAACAAAGTTAATAAGGTAGTGATAGAGTCTAACTTTGGGGACGGTATGTTTATGGAGCTGATAAAGCCTCTGTTTAGAACTTCCTATCCGGTGACTATAGAAGAAGTCAGACATAACAAACAAAAGGAGCTACGGATTGTAGACACTCTTGAACCTGTGTTAAACTCTCATAGACTTATCGTTGATCCTACTGTTATAAATGACGATTACAGGTCAGCTTTAAGCTACCCTATAGAACAACAAACCAGGTACATGCTTATGTATCAGTTATCAAGGATAACAAGAGATAGAGGTAGCTTGGTACATGATGACCGTCTTGATGCGTTATCAATAGCTGTTGGTTATTGGGTGCAGCAGATGGCTGCTGATGTTAACCAATCTATGATTGATAGACAACAAGAGCTGATAAATGAAGAGTTAACTAAGTTTGTTGATAGCTTTCATAAAAGAAGTAATAACAAAACAGCTGTTAGCTGGATATAGCTTCTATAACAAACCTTGTTCACTCCGTTCTCATCGCTATTGCTCACTTCGTTCACCAATAGCTCTTTTACAGTATCTATTTAGTACTCTTATATTGTAATTTCTTACTTAGTTTAAATACAGACTTATTGTATACAAGTTACCTTGTAATCCTAAAGTATAGCTTTAGATTTACTATGTGGTTTATTTATAAACACACCTATCCTTAAACCCTAAAGTTAAAGAGTTGTTATCAGTATCCTTTGTTAAAGTAACAGCGAAGGATCTAATGTATGAGCTGTTCAACAACTGTAACTGATCTGATGGTAGCTGAAGTTGTTTTACTTTAACCTTTGTAACGATTAGTGGAAAAGGAGCTATAAAAGCAGTAGCAGCTATACGACTCTAACACTCTTGCTTGTACACTTATCTTTAGTATTACTTTGAGGATCGTTTAAAACGAACTCTAGAGTACATATCTTAATATCAATATTATAACAGTCTCACACCGAAGGAAACTTGTAAAGCTTTAAATTTAAAACATCAGTGTTTATCAGGGGTACAGCAGGTGTCTCAATAGTGTCTCAAGAGCGTCTCGAAAAGACTAGCAACAATATCTGTTATGTAGTAGTATAACTTTAGAATGAATATCAACGATCAAACAGACACCTTCCAGTACGAACTAGCCAAGCTGGTTTACCGCTTTAAAAGAGAGTACGACCTTAACGACTACACGATAGCAGGTTGCTTGGACTTCGCTAAGTTGTCTGTACTCACTGAAACAGATGATGTTATATTCGAAGGAATAGATAACGACAACGACTATGAAGAAGAAGACACCGACACCGACATCAACTTCACTTTCTGATAAACAACTACCAGTTATCCGGATCGTCTCAACAGAAGATGAGATGTTCACCAAACTAAACCTGGAGATGGAAGATAGCACACACGATATGCTAGTTAAGTGGGGAAAGGAAGAAGCCACTGATGAAGACTATATAAGCGTAGCTCTGAGGTGCGGTTTAGAGGAATATCTAGAGTCTATAAAAGAGAAGTCCTAGAAAAGATTCGATAGAAAAATCTGAGAGGCTTATGATGAGCATTACCAAAAAGTTTTGGTGAAAAAATGCGAGACCCTTACGCTATATACGCCCGAAGTTTATTTAACCCCATGTACCCGCAAGATTCTTAAAGGGTGGGGGTAGAGCTTTGTTATAATTTGGTTAAAACATAATAAAACCTTATCGCAAGCAACTTGCAAATTGATGTAAAGTGATGATGCTGTTGCTTTTATAGAAACCGCTAGTGTGCAGACAATAAGCATTATGTCTAATAGGATTTGTTTTACACGAGTAAAGCGGTTCGATCAATACCAGGTCAATGGAGCTCTGGATCAAACTCGTTAATGCAAGTTAGTTGCGATTAGTCTTGTATGTGTTTTTCGCTTTCGAAGTTCTATTTTCATTTTAAATTGAAACGATTGAAATCTAATACCATCCATTAGCATCTCTAATAGAATTACATTTCTGCTATTTTTTAATGGAAAGCTTGCCTGAGTTATGGCAATTGTGATTTCAACAAGGCAATTCAGCTTTGTCAGAAACAAATAACAAAAATGAAAATCAAAGACGCAGAAGCCATCACTGGCAAGCTTAGCAAACCAAGTAAAATGCCTTGTCGCTCTTATTCAATTCCTGCTAGCCGTTGCAATGTAGGTTCTAGGCTTGCAAAGGTCAAAGGCTCAGTTTGCGAAGGTTGCTATGCTCTAAAGGGAGCGTACGCATGGAATAATACACAAAAGGCACTTGAGAAAAGATATCAATCATTAGCAGATGTCAGGTGGGTAAATTCTATGGCTCTATTAATTAGCAAACAAAGCCCAGAGTATTTTAGATGGCACGATAGTGGTGACATCCAGTCGGTGGATCACCTCAAGAAAATTATTGATGTTTGCAAACTGACACCTGACACAAAACACTGGCTACCGACTAGAGAATACAAAGTAGTACAAGATTATATTGATCAATACGGATCTTTACCTAAAAACTTAGTTGTCAGGCTATCAGCTCACAAGGTCAACTTTCCTGCACCCTACAAACTAGCCGAAAGATTAGGTTGTCAAACGAGCGAGGTAAGGGATGATGGCGAATTTACTTGCACAGCCTCGACAACTGACAATGAATGTAGAGACTGTCGTGCATGCTGGGAAAATGGCAATGTCATTTATAAAAAACACTAATCATTAACTCAAAACCAATAGAAATGAATAAAACAACTAATCAAGACCTCGATTCTGCAATCGCACGGATCAATCAATTAATACCACAGAAAACCTTTGGATGGTATAAAACTCCGCAAGTGTATTTTATGGCAACCGATAAGGGAAGCCGTAGGCACATATCAGCACGAACTAAAAGAGAGCTATATGATCAGCTATGGGCTTTTATAGAAGGTATAGAGATTTTGCGTTGTTCCTATAAAACTATCTAAAGATCATGAAATGTCCTAAATTTTCTCAAGGTTGCCATACTGGTGGCTATCAAATCAAAGTTATCAATCGCATTCCATCACCTTCTCAAATGATAGAAGCAAACACTGAAAAGCTTTTCCATTCAAAGTTAAATAAGTTCCTTAGCCTATCGTTCGTTTTTATATGTGCGAGCGGATGGCTTCTAATCTTGTTATCTATCCTTTTCTCATAAACCTCACAAAATACCTTATAAAATGACAAAGAGTCAATTCATCTTACTTTGCAACGAGTACTTAATCGAACCTATCATTGCCCTTGAGAACGAAAACATCTTGCAAGCATTAAGAGACCGCAAGTCAATCGAAACAATCAAAGAGCTATTAGAAACCGAATTTTAACATTTAACTGACCATGAACTTAATAGAATCATATTGCAAAGCTGTTGCCGATACAGGCAAAGAGATAACTATAAACATTCAGGAAAAGCTAACAGATACGCTGTTTGATCGAGTAAAGGCTGTTGCTATTCAATACGATATTGCTTGCCATGCTCACACATCAGGAATCCTGTTGAAACCTAAAGTAGCGACATATGAAAAGACCTTATGAAGTACTAGCCCTTGACGCATCAAATGTACCTGTACGCATTGCAACGATCATAGAAAACAGCAAACCGAAAGCCAAAGCCACCGGTCAAAAGCTTGCTAAGTCACTACGCCAACGCTTCCACACTGTACAATTAATAAAAGAATAACCTTATGAAAGAATTTGAAGTTGAACTAAGTGCCACTACTTACCGAACTTTTTACGTTACCGCTGAAAGTGCTGAGCAAGCGGAAGAGTTGGCTTGGGAAGCACTGGACGAAGACGAAGAAATCAGTGGAGCTTGGAAAGACAGTGCCAAACTTGAAAGTGTAGAACCGACATGTCAGTAACCATCTACCTAACCGATCATAACGGACGCAAGATTAGCTTCTTTTATCGAATAGATAATGAGCGATACCTTACCTGTCCACAGCTTATCTGGTCTTGTCGAGAATATCCTGAGTATCAAGGCACAGCGGAATCCAAAGAAGATTTTATTGAGCAATGCAAGGATGTTATCAAGATGATTAACCGAAGCTTACCTGTTTGTAAAGATTGTGGCTTGACAAGTGCTAAGCTTGAAGCACAAGATGCGTGCCCAGATTGCTTAATAGATGAATGATAATTTAACCGACCCTTCTAAACTTGAAACGCTAGATGATTTATCTATCCAGACTTTGATCGATCATTACTTAAGTGTCCTTGAGAAATTACCTGATAGCGTACGTGTCCGTGACAGACTGGTGGAGCTACAGCAGGAATTGTTATCGAGAAAGGATGTAAGCACGATTGAGGGGATGATAAGACAGAACCTGGACTTACCACTATGAAAGTTTTAAATCTATACTCAGGGTTAGGCGGTAACCGAAAGCTGTGGACGGATTGTGAGGTAACTTCTGTTGAGTCTCACGATAAAATAGCTGATGTTTACGAGCGTCTTTACCCGTCCGACAACCTTGTCCGAGGTGATGCACACGAATACTTACTTAATCACTACGAAGAGTTTGATTTCATATGGTCATCACCTCCTTGTCAGACCCATAGTAAGATGGCTAAAGCTACTCGACATAAACTGCGTAGATATCCTGACTTGAGGTTGTACGAGGAAATATTATTCTTACAGCATTTCTTTAAGGGTAAATGGGTAGTTGAAAATGTTGATCCTTTCTACGAACCTTTGATTGAACCGACTACTAAAGTGGGAAGACATTTGTTTTGGAGTAGCGATAGCTTTGAGGCTTCAGATATACCGAGACCAAAAGACTTTATTAACTTAGCAAATGTAGCAGGTAAGAAAGCTTTGATGGATTGGTTAGATATTCACTACGAAGAAAACATATACTACGGAAACAACCATTGTCCTGCTCAGATACTACGCAACTGTGTACATCCGAAATTAGGACTAGAAATATTTAATAAAATATAATGATTAACACACTAACCGAAGGAGAATATGCTATGAGTATGATGACGCTTTTTCTTATTGCATTTATTGCGATAATTTTTACCTGTTGGATGTACCGAGATTAATAAACCGATGAAAGATATATTACTTGACCCTGTGGACATGACTGAAGAGTTGATGTTCCACATTTTTAACAACGATATGAACCGAGAGCTTGACGGGGCTTGGCTTGACCTTTACCTGTCCTTACAGCACTACAAAGAACACCTTGAGAAACTGGAGGAAGAATGAGTTACGACAACTGGTTAACCGACCCTTATGAAGCACACTATGAAGAAGCACGAAAAGAAGAAGAGGAGAGAGAATGGATATTGGAACAGATTGACGGGATGGATGAGGATGAGATTGAAGACTTCCTGTTCGAACACCGACTTGACGACCCACGATAAAGGTATCTTTTGGGAGGCGGAGGCGGACATATTAAGGGAAGAACTATTGGATGAACAATATAGAAGAGTACGAAGCGTCCGTAACTGACTTGCCCTTTAATTGGTCTAGCATAGATCACAACGCCATCGCTGTTGGGTGGAATAAGTTCTGGGCGGATACAGAGATCACAGGTTTTCAACGGGATAAGAATGGCAACTATGTACGGGACGCTGAAGGCAAGTTAATAGCTTATCGAACCGACAAGCAAAGACAGCTACCTAAATGCTGGTTTAATAACGCACATGACTAAAGATACGAACGAAGACCATCGGGGACACGTGTGGAGGATGCGTGAGTGGGGACGTGCACAATATCGTAACCGACAAGCAAAGCTACGGGCGGAGGGTGAGTCATCTAAGACTGAGGCATCGAAAAGAATGCTTCGTGTTATGGCTCCGAGGTTGGGTAAGCGGGTGGAGGATTTTATGTACACCTTTGGAGGCAATACTGAACACACAACACCGCTGTTTCTTACCTTCATCTTGGATATGTGTCCGTACCAGGTAGCTGCTACTGCTCTGCAAACTTTCCTTGATAACTTACAATTCAACTTACCTGTTGGTAGATTAGCTTACAAGATAGGTAAAGCATTTGAGAACCAAGCTAGGTGGGACAAGGCATTAGAAACCATGCACCCGAATAAGCTTGATCTGTTAGCACTTGATGACAGGAGTAAAGCTATGAAGCTTAAGCAGTTCTATCACTATGAAGAAGAACGGTTCACGCTGTGGGATAGTAAGTGTAAGGTTGGTCTTGGTGCTTGGTTGTTGGAGGAGATACGACTAGAGACAGGGTTGTGGGAGATCGGGTTTAATACAGGTGGACAGAAGAGTTTTAAACCGGAACGCTTAGTCTTACCTACAGCACAATTTAAAGATTGGATCAGACGATTTGATTCGTGGAAGGAGACTACTAGAGTTTTTAAGATGGCTTTACCTGACCGCCCTGTTGATTGGTACGGATTAATGGGTGGTGGGTACAGCGTTAAGCACATGCCTCCCCAGAAGTTCATAACAGGTAAGCCCGTGTCTTGGTTTGAGGACTACGAGAAGAGCTATGAACATGCGATGTCTGCGTGCAATAAACTTGCTAGAGTAAAGTGGAAAATTAACAAAGAGATTTTAGATATTACTCTAAAGTGTTGGGAGAATGAACGTGTTGTTGGAAACATACCTAACTTCGGTACGATACCTGAGCAACCGAGGTACACAGGTGATTGTCCGCATGAGCTACGAGCTTGGAAGTTGAAACAAAAGGACATTAAGAAAGCGAACGACGCTAACAATAGTAAGCGGTATCAGACTTGTCGTATCCTACACCTAGCTAAGATATATAAGAGTTGGGACAAGCTGTACTTTCCGTATCGATGTGACTATCGTGGCAGAGTGTACGCTATTCCGTACTACTTACACCCTCAAGGTTCTGACTTAGCTAAGAGTTTGTTGGACTTTAAGAATGGTCAACAAGTAGTAGATGAAGAGGATTTAGAAGCTATACTTATTCACGGTGCTAACATGTGGGGAGTGAAGGGTACACGAGCAGAGAGACTTGAGTGGGTAGGTAAACGACAGAAGTTTATATTAGAAGCTGCTGATGATCCACACGGTACTGATTGGTGGACAGATGCATCCGATCCGTTCTGTTTCCTGCGGTTCTGTTTAGAGTTTAAGAAGTTTACAGAAGAGGGGTACGGATATGTTAGCTACTTACCTGTGCGTCAGGACTGTAGTAACAATGGTATGCAGATACTTAGTTTGTTATTGCGGGACAAAGACACAGGGAGGATGTGCAACCT